CAGATCAACCGTCAAGGCACACTCATGGTTGCTAAGTACGCAATGGGGCATAACGTCCTGCGTCCTGCTGCCTGTATTGCTTTGCAGGAAGTCTAAAATATCTAGGGGGGTGGCTTCGGCTGCTCCCCTTTTTCTTTGGAGAATGATATGCCAGAAGTTGCAGGTAAACATTACAAGTACACTAAGAAGGGTATGGCACAGGCTAAGGCTGCGGCTAAGAAGACTGGTGCAACCCTAAAGTATAAGAAGAAGAAATAGTATGGCTATTACACACGCAGGAGAAGTATTCAAGGGTCTGCGGATCGCTAAAAGAACGCCTAACCATAAAACTAAATCTCATGCTGTGTTGATTGGTACTACTAAAAAGCCAGAGATGATTAGGTTTGGCGAACAGGGTGCAGAAACAAATAAGAATGAAAAACAACGTAAGGCTTTTAAAGATAGGCATAGAAAGAACATAGCAAAGGGTGAAACCTCTGCTGCTTATTGGGCTAATAAAGTTAAATGGTAAGGAGCTATCATGGCTGGAACAAGTAAACTAGATGCAGTCAACACAATGCTATCTTCCATTGGTGAAGCACCAGTAAGTAGCTTATCCTCAGGTCTTATTGAAGCTGAGATTGCAGAGACTATTCTAGACACAGTAGACAGAGAAGTGCAGTCAATGGGCTGGCACTTTAACACAGATTTAAATAGGAGCTTTGCTCAGACACCAGCGGGGGAGATACTCCTACCTGCTGACATTCTTAGAGCAGATGCTACACTAAGAGCCAATGCGCCTAATCTAGTGCAGCGTGGCCTTAAAATGTATGACAGGACTAATCATACCTTTAATGTAGGTACTGATGCAGCCCTTGATGTTGTGGTACAGCTAGTCTTTGATGATGTACCAGAAGTAGCAAAGCGTTACATTGTACTACGTGCTACTCGCATCTTCCAAGACCGTGTAGTAGGTTCAGATACCCTACACTCCTTCCATCAGGAAGATGAGAACCGTGCCTTTATTGAGTTAAGAGACTTTGATAAGGCCGCAGATGACCACAACATCTTTGACAACTATGACACCTTTAGCATTATTGATAGGCAGGGACGGAGAACAATCTAATTCCCAAACCTTATTAATGGTGTATCACAGCAGCCCCCCTCACTACGTCTAAATACTCAGGCGCAGTTGCAGGAGAATGGGCTGTCTAGTGTTGTGTCAGGCTTGTCTAAGCGTCCAAGCTCACAACACATTGCAGACCTTGGAGTTATTTCTAATCTAGATAAAGCCTTTATCCACACTATCCGTAGGGATGAGAATGAGTTCTATTCTCTAGTGGTTGATACTGCTGGTACAATCAGGGTGTTTGACAAAGATGGTGTCTCTAAGACTGTAACTAATAATGCACCAACTTATTTATCTGGATTAACTAATCCTAATGAAGAGCTATCTGCTGTCTCCATTGCTGACGCAACCTTCATTATTAATAAGAATACTGTAGTAGCTAAAGCAGCTACGCTATCCCCTTCACGTAACCCTGAAGCACTAGTGTATGTCAAACAGGCTGACTATGCTTCTACATATCGTCTTAAGATTACCAAGGGTGCAAGTACTAGCACAGTAGAGTTTGCTACAAAATCTTCAACACAAGCTAGTACAGGTGAGACTCAAAACGCAGAGCGTGGTGCATCAACAGATTTGATTGCAGAGAATTTAGATACCTTCTCCGGTACTGCTGTCAACACTACATACTATCAGAATATTATAAATGGTAGTGCAGTGACAGGTATCACAATTACTCGCTATGGATCAGTGTTACACATTCAGTCTGACGATGCTACTAACTTCCAAGTAGAAGTAGGTGACTCGCATGGTGGAGATCATCTTAAAGTCTTTAAGGATGAGACACCAGACTTTAAACAGTTGCCTGTTGAGGGACCAAATGACTTTGTTCTACAGGTCTCAGGTGACAATCAGAAGGCACAAGATGATTACTACGTTAAGTTTAGTAATGGTGTCTGGAAAGAAACAGTAGCTCCTAATATTGAGATTGCATTAGACCCAGCTACACTACCACATAAACTTTCTAAGCTTATTAGTGGTGATTTCCAATTCGATACTGTTTCATATGCAGACAGAAAAGTAGGAAATGATGACACTAATCCATTCCCCTCATTTGTTGGGTTCAAGTTAGCAGACATCTTCTTTCATAAGAATAGGCTTGGAGTATTAGCTGATGAGAATGTTATCTTCAGTAGTGCTGGTGAGTTTCTTACCTTTGACTTCTTCCGTAAGTCAACGCTAACGATTATTGATAGTGATCCTATTGATGTGGCAGTATCCTCTAACAAGGTTAGTATTCTTAAACACGCAGTACCCTTCAACGAAGCACTGCTACTCTTCTCTGACCTAACACAGTTTAAAGTAACAGGTGATCCTGTACTAACACCAGAGACTATTAACGTATCTAACACTACAGAGTTTGAAACCAGCCTAAGAGCCAAGCCAGCAGCAGCAGGTAAGTATGTTTACTTTGCCTCTAAGCGTGGTGCATGGTCAGGTATGTGGGAGTACTTTGTAGATACTGACACTGATACTAACGATGCTACAGAGATTAGTTCACATATCCCTGAGTATCTTAATGGTGAGATTATTAATATTCAAGCATCGTCTAACGAGGATATGATCCTTGTACAGACTGATAACGATCCTACAGCCCTCTATCTGTACAGGTACTACTGGTCAGGTAGAGAAAAGTTACAGGCTTCATGGTCACGCTGGGTGTTTGATGGCGATGTAGTAAGTATGTCATTTAATCGTGCTGACATCTACATTCTAATTAAGCGGGGAACAAACTTGTTTCTAGAGCGTATTAATTTATCAGTAGATGACGCTACCACTTATACTACAGGTAACTTCTCGCTGCATTTAGATAGACGTGTTATGTTAGAAACAGGTGGACTAACCACTGTACCTTATACAGACAGCAATACTATTTACATTGACCAAACAGGTAAAGTTATTTTAGTAGGTGCTGTAGCTGCAAAGTTAGCTAACTCTGAAAAGGTATTTGCTGGTGTTCCATTTACGTTTAAGTATGAGTTTTCTGAACCAGTAATGAAACAGGATAACAAAGCAATAACCACAGGGCAGTTACACTTAAGAAACTATGCTATTGTATTTAACAAGACAGGCTTCTTTAAGGTAGTACTAAGACCCCTTAAGCGTACCCCATACACACGTACCTTCACAGGCCGTGTTGTTGGTAGTTCTGCTAACCTTCTTAATGTTGCTGCTATCGAATCAGGTACGTACCGCTTTGGTGTTATTGGTCATGCAAGTGAAACCTCAGTAACAATAGAAAGTGATAGTCACTTACCCTGTATATTCCAATCAGCAGAGTGGGAAGGTTTCTTCCACCTACGTTCACGGAGAATGTAATGAAAGTTTATGTGAGAGCAAGTACTCAGTCTGATGTAGATCATCTGGCTACAAACCTGAGACCAGAAGACACTGAAGAAGTACTTGCCTCTCATGGCGATGTCAAGGAAGCTCTACAGCAGGGACTGGATGAGTCAGAGGAGTGCTGGACTATCGTTGTAAAAGAAACAGGTGAGATCGCTGGTATCTATGGTATCGTAGGATTAGAGGATAATCTTACAGGAATACCGTGGCTGCTTACAGCACCACCAATAACTAAAGTCTGGCTACCCTTTCTTAGAGGTTCTCTCAAATGGGTACAAGAAACAAATAAGAAATATCCCATCCTAACTAATGCCTGTGACGCTGACTACGCTGTAGCTATTAACTGGTTAAAGTTTGTAGGATTTACGTTTATTAAAAGGCATGAAACTTGGGGTGTAGGAAACAAACCCTTTTTAGAATTTGTGAGGATACAAGATGTGTGACCCAGTTATTATGGCTACATTAATGGTGGCGCAGGGTTTTGCTCAATACCAAGAAGGTGTAGCACAGGCACAGTCAGATCAAGCTAGATTTGATGCTAACCGTCTGGCTGCTAACGAAGCAAGAGATTTAAAAGTACAAACCTTAAACCAGAGAGCTATTCAAGAAGCAGAAGCTGCCTCTGAAGAGAAACTAGCCATAGGTATTAAAGCTAGGGAAGGCAAGGGTGCTGCTCTGGTTGCTCAGGGTGAGTCTGGTCTTGGTGGTAATAATATGGACTTACTACTACAGGACTATGAAGCACAGAAACTACGTGGTGTTACAACTATCAATAGAAACCTTGAGAATGTAGAGAAACAGATTGCGCTTGAAAAGCGTGGTGCATCTGCGGAAGCACAGAATAGAACTAACTCTCTACAACAGGGTGTCATGCCTAACTTCCTAGCTGCGGCTGTAGGAACTGCGGCTAATGCTGCTGCTGCTTACGGTGCAGCTAAAGTAGATCAACCTAAAGGTACAAAGAGTAGTTATACCTCAGGCAGTAAATCTGGTAAGGGTGATAATTATTTTAGTGGTGCTTCACAAAATCAGGGACATGGCCTTAGCCATTAAAGGAGATAGCTTATGGCTAGAAAACAAGTAGAACGGTTGCGGCCTTCTGCAAGGCTACAAGCCGTAGCTCGTCCAGTAGAAACATATGTACGTCCTGCTGAACAACCTGCGGCTAAGAGTGGGTTAGGTGAATTTATCCGTGCGATTGCACCAGCAGCAGAAGACTTAGCCCAGATTGAAAAGCAGAAACAACTTAAGCTTCAGCGAGAAGCAGAGCAGGGCATTGCCTCTGCACGTACTATGGATGCTAAACTTGGCGTGTCTAGTGCTTTAAGGGCTGCTCAAAAGGATTTTATAAACAACGAACCTGACTATCTAGAAATGTCTGATGAACAGGTAGCTGCAAGACGTGCTGAGATTATGCAGCCGTTTATCCAGCAAGCCCAAGACTCAGGTGATGACTTACTATTTCAGGCTGTCAAGGGCAACATTGAAATGGGGAACCTTGCGTGGTTTAACACAGATTATGACCCTGCAAAGTTTAAACATAACTTTACTATCAATATGGGTAAAGTAGGTAATGAAGTTCTTGGGATTACTACAGATGCTGGTTACGGAACAGCAGCTTTTGAGGATGAAGATGGTGATCCTGCATTAGCAGCAAACCGTCAATTTAGTCGTGACCTACAAAAGAAGAACATTGATGAGATTGTAAGACAAGCTTCACAAGCCTATGGCTACAATCAAACTATGGTTAATGACTATATTATGGAGAAGGTAATTGCTCCTAATGTAAGAACAGGTGGTAGAAACGCAGCCTATGAGTGGGCAGAGGAGCGTAAGTTTCGTGGTATCCCCCGCTACCAAGCAATGTACAAAATTATAGATAGAGACCTTAGGGCTTATGACTCTGAAAGATTTAAGGCTGGTAAGGAAACATACTTTAAATCAAAGGTACAATCGCAAGTAACTCAATTCTTAGAGACTAAGCAAGTTAATTCAATAGGTGGTGACATCGTATTTGAAGATGGTACTTCTCAGTCCGTCACTGAAAAAGACATTGTTGCGGCTATTGAAGCTGAAGCTGTACGACAGAACTTGTCAGAGGGTGATGCCCTACGTATGTTGTACGTTCCACTACAGAGAGTTCCAGCCAAGGATAAAAATGCTATCTTATCAGGCTTGGCAGCGTTTTCTGCTGGGATAGGTTTAACAGATGAAAACGTAGCTCTATCAGCAGCAGCCTATACATCTTATAAAAAGATGGATGGTTTTGACATTGATATGAGTAAGGATATACTCACTGAAGACCAGCGAAAGCTTATGAGAGCTTTGGATTACCACATCGAAAAAGCTGGTGTAGGTCCAGAAGGACCGGCTATGGGTACAGTAAAAGAAGCCTTAGAGTTGGTACGTACTATTGATCTTAGTTTACCTACACGAAAGGCTAGTACTACAGAAATACAGGATGCTTTAGATAGAGGCATAACAGATATAAGCGACTTTGACGAACTTAAAAACACAAGAAGTATGTTACCTTATATCCAAGAGGGTGTAGACGTTTACATGCAGATGGGTGTAGACTTAGATCAAGCCACTATCCAAGCAGTAAAAGACGCACGTAAAGACTTTGTTATTATAGAAAGTAGCACAGGCTCTAAACACGCCCTACCTCTTCTCAATACTAATGTAAATCGTAATGGTAATGAAGTACAGAAGTTACAGTCATACATTGATGAAGAAGCTCAAAGACCGTCTACAATTAAAGCTATAGAAGCTGAAGGTGGTGCTGGTCTAGTACTAACTCGCAGCATTAATCCTAATAAATTTACTGTTGCTATTATTAATGAGGATGGTATTCCTGTAGGAAGTCTTGGAGAGTTACCTGTATCAGTTGCCCTCAACCCTGAGACAGCACAGGCTATGATTGCGGAACGTATTCAACGTACTTCTGAAGACAGTAAGTATGTCTCTGGTGTTATGGGGACAATTGATGATGCTCAGTTTGTAGGATCACCAACCATAACAAATTACTTTGGTGGTACTGGTAAAGTAGGCGAAGCAGGTACGTTTGAAGACTTTATAAAATCACCTGTTGTTAAAGACTTACGAAAAGCCTTTAGTGTAGACAATGTTGTACTACAAAAGATTTGGAGTATGCGTCCTACTGCTGAGGGTATAGGCAGAGAAGTTGATTTCCTAAAGGAACAATTAGAAAAGATTAAGGGAACAGGGCAACTTAGAGAAACAGTAACACCTGAAGCAGCCGCTGCTAAAAGAGCAGAACAGGGTACAGGGGTTGGTAAGATAAATCTTATGAACGCTTTTACTGATATGTTTAGTGATGCAGGGCCACAGGCTAAAGAAGTTATTAGTAACATTGCTTCTACACTTAACCCTGTGTCTACAGCAGCAGCCACTACCATTATGAAAGATGAGGGTTTTAAATACACTCCTTATGATGACAATGGTAAACAATCTGTAGGTCACGGCTTACAAATTGAGTCCCTAGAGCCTGATGAGAAAGCCTTAATTAAGGATGTAAATAATATACAGCCTGAGGAATCAACAGCAGTAGTAGCACTTAAGGTACAAAAGACATCTGACTACTTTACTGATGTAGTAGATGGCTTTAAGAACTTACCTGAGTCTGCACAGTCTGGTATGATCCAGATGGGTTATCAGCTAGGTAGATTTAACGTCACCAAAGAGTGGCCTAAGTTTATGGAGTCAATTAAGGAAGCTGCAAAGTACGCTGAAGGTTCTGTTGAACAGGCTACTGCTCTAGCTAAAGCTAAGTTTAACATGCTTTACAATGTAGCAGAAGACGGTAAAGTTACAGCTACTAAGTGGGCTACACAGACTAAGGATAGAGCTATGAAAGTAGCTAATGAACTTGCCAGTGAGGCAGGTGATACTGCTACAGCCATATCTGAAGCTGGGGCTGGGATAGTAAAAACTGTAATAGAGTCTATTATTCCTAACGCAGAAGCGTCTACAATAACACCTGCTAAGGTAGGGGAACAGCCTAAGGGTGAAGATGTAGTAGCTATGGCTACAGCACCTGACCTCGTTACTGCCGCCTTAAAATACCACGGTATTAACGAGAAGACTAGGGCTGGTGCAGAAGCTATTGAGAAGTTCTTTAATGATGTTGTAGGTGGTAAAGCTTTTAAGGGTACTCCTGAAGAAGTTGCTAAAGCTAACGCTTGGTGTGCTGTCTTCTTAGCACAGATACTTGCTGACGCAGGTGTGGATGCTAATAAACTTATGGGAGCAACCGATAAGTACGCAGCTACTCGTTCTAAGAACTACTTAAATATAGGTAAGCCTGTCAAACTAGCTGATGTAAAAGCTGGTGACATCATGGTTAAAGTTCATTCTAAGGCTGATAAGGATGCTTATTTTAAGGCAGAAGGTGAGAAGCTAACTGCCTTTGGACACGTGGGCATCGTTGTGAAATCTGAGAATGGTGAACTACATTTCATTGGTGGAAACACTGGTGATAAGGTAGCCATTAAATCTTACGGACACGATAAGGATTTACGTATTCGTAGGTTAGATGGTGTAACACCAGCAGATGTAGACAACCTACCATCCATACGAGAAATGAAGTGGGGTATTGCTGGAACTGCTGTAGATAAACTAGAAACTGCATGGACTAGCATGCTTGACATATTTGAATAAGGAAAAACTATGGCTGACGAACTCTCTCAAGAAACTGCTAGAGCTTTCGGTGTAACAGATGTACAACCTGTTCCGATTGTACCTACTGTCTCTGAAGCTACACTAAGAGCAGAAAGAGAGAAGGCATTGAAGACTGACAGGGATGTTAGTTTCCTCAATCTTCTTTCCACAGCTAGACAGGAAGAGCATATTGATTCTACTCTTCTACGTAACGGTTATCGCTTTACTGAAATAGCAAAGCAACCTGTAAAAGACCTTACACCAGAGATAACTAAAACTTTGGTGGGAGCTTTGGATAGCCCTGAGGCTATTGAAGAAGTACTTGAGGCTGCTAAGGATGTTAGTTATGACTATGCTATGCAGATGTCAAAGGACTTTCAGATAACTCAACGGAACAGGTTAGAACTAGAACAAGCTGGCTGGAAGGGTACATTAGCTACCGTTCTAGCCGCTATGTTTGACCCTACAGAGCTTGCTACTATCGGAGCTACCACAGCGGCTGTATCGGCTGCTAGTGGTCCTGCTGCTCCCCTTACTGGTCCAGCTACGGCTGCTGGTCTTACAGCTAAACGTGGCTACAATGTCTACCGTGCTACTAAGCTTGGTACAGTTGTTGGAGCAGGTGAAGCAGCAGCCTTTGAAGCAATCCGTGCAAGGCTAAAGTATGACATTACAGGCGGGGATGTACTCCTCGCAGGTCTTACTGGCGGTGTACTAGGTGGTACTGTAAGTGGTGTTACTACTGCATTTGCTAGAAATAGGCAGATGCAGGAACTATCACAGAAGGTAGCACTAGGTGAAGAACTTACGGCTGATGAAAAAGCTTTTTATGATGCTAACAATGTTGACCGACTTACAGAGCGTATCATTGCTGAAGTGGAACGCAGAGGAGATTTAGATGATGTGGATGCTACAGATGTTCCAAGGTCTGTTGGAGAGATTACAGAGGCTGAAGCCAGAGCTACTTCTAAGCAGCTTGGCGGCACGTTTCTTGCCCCACTACGTAAGAGACTATCTGTCTTCAATCTCACCAAGAACTCAGAGAATGGTTTTGTTCGCGCTGCTGCTGATAGGCTTGGCCTTAATAGCTCAGGTAACGTAGACCGCACTGTTGTAGGAGCATCAGCCTCAGAATACAAGGCAATGCTTGAGCATATCTATCGTAGTAAGTTTTCCAGAAGCTTGTTTATTAATCGAAAGAACTGGTCTAAGCGTACTGGTAGAGACTTAACAGACTTTAACATCCTAGTATCACGTGCAATACGTGGGGGTCTTGACGATGCTATAGACCCTGAGGTACGTCAGGTTGCTAAGGAAGTTATGCAGCAGCAGAAAGAGCTAGGTGAGATGGCTATTAAGCATAACGTGGGTGGCTTTACAACAGGGGTGTTAGATAAACAACCTAACTACCTACCACGTTTGTTTAGTGATGAGCGTATCTCCTCACTGCGTTCTAAGTTTGGTGATAAGACAGAAGTAGCAGTAACGGAACTAGTTGAGAAAGCTATCCGTAATGCACAGCCTGATATTGATAAGAACTTATCACCTGATGTTATAGGTGATATGGCACGTGGTTATGCTAAGACAGTCCTTTCACGTAGATTTACATCCATGCACAGAGCTTTTGAGTTTAACATGGAAGACCTACGTAAAGCCATGCAGGATGAGAATATCCCTGATGCTCAGATAGATCAGCTTATAGACACCCTTACAAAGAACACAAGAGTTAAGGGACATAAGCGTTCTCGTCCCCGCTTACTCCTAGATGAAAACACATCTATTGATGTCCGTATGGATGATGGTGGAATAGAGCAGTTAAAGTTTACTGATCTGTTAGAAGAAGACATTGAGAACTTAAGCAACGCTTACATCTTTCAGATGTCAGGTGCTATTGGACTAGCTCGTAATGGCATTGATACCAATGATGCAGGTAGTTCTCTAGAAAACCTTATCTCTAAGATGCGTAATGAAGCTCAAACAATTAATCAGAGTGCAGATGTCCTTAATAAAGAAATCGAAGCTCTTGAGTTTATGTATGATGGGATTACAGGACGCTTAGGTTTTAAGGCAGGTGATCCATCCTTTGGTACACGGCAGACCCTACGCAGGATGCGTGAGGTTAGCTTTATGATGCACATGGGTATGTCAGGAATGGCAGCACTTATGGAGTTGACTAACGTACTTATGGAAAACTCTTTGCCTGTTCTTCTTAGGACTATGCCACAGTATCGTAAGATGTTTAAGATTGCTGCTGATGGTAAACTTGACAGTGCTATGATTAGAGAATTAGAGGAACTAACTGGACTTGGGACTGATGTACTCACTGGTAAATTCACTCGCGTTAGCCGTTTTGAAGGTGACGCTATGGATATAACAGATGATGCAAAGATCACTAAAACAGATGAGTGGTTAGGTAGAGGAAGAGAAGCAACAGCGTTTCTTTCTGGACTAACACCAGTTACTGCTGGACTACGTAGAATGTCTATGCTAAACTTTGCTACAGCATGGTCTAGAGCAGCACGTAAAAACGATAATCCCTTCTCTAAAATTAAACTAGAGCAGTTAGGTATTGATCCTACAATGTCTCTTAGAATTAGAGAGCAAATCTTAAAACACTCTACATTTAAAGATGCAGATAAAAAGATTATAGAAAGTCTCAACACCAAGAATTGGGATGAGGATGTAAGGGATGTTTTTCAAGTAGCTGCTTATCGTGACACCACACAAAACGTACAAGAGATGAGCCTTGGTTCTACCAATGCGTTCCTACGTGGTGAGTGGGGTAAGACTGTGTTTCAGTTCCTTAGTTTCCCATTGGCAGCTATGGAACAACAAGCAATGCGTTTAGGTGTAAGAGCCTTTAATGGTGATGCTACTACTGTTACTAAGATTTTACTTAGCTCTGTATTCATGGGTAGCCTTATGTATACAGGACGTGTCTATCTTAATGCAGAAGGACGTGGGGATAGGGATAAGTATATTAAAGAGAACCTTACTCCTGCTCGTTTAGTAGAGGGAGCACTCAGTCAGATTGGCGCAGTATCTACTTTTGGCCTTATCTTTGATGTTACTACAGGTGCTATGGATGGTAACAACTATGCTATTACCCCCGCCTCTGTAAGTATTCTTCAAAAGATATTAGGCTCAGGTAAGGCAATAGCAGAAGGTGATATGACTGAATCGGAAATACGTTCTCTACTGAGACTACTACCTATGTCTTCACTGTATGGAGCAAGGTCACTATTAAACCAAGCAGCTAACGAACTAGCAAACTAAATAGGAAAACAAATGGCTTTTTCATATCAAAACTATACAGGTAATGGAACTACCACACAGTTCTCCATCACCTTTACATATCAGAACACTTCTGAAATAAGTGTGACAGTGGACGGTGTGGCTGAAACAGGTCTGACTTTTCCTTCTAGCTCCACTGTACAACTAACAAGCGCACCAGCTATCGGAACTCTGGTACAGGTGCGGCGTACTACATCTCTAACAGCACGTGCAATTGACTTTGCGTCTGGCTCAGTGTTGACTGAAGAAGACTTGGATGATAGATCTTCCTTGACACTGATGACAAGTGGGAAGCTAGTAACAAGGTAATCAAAAATGTAGGTACGCCAGCAGCTTCTACTGATGCAGCTACTAAAGGCTATGCCGATGGTATCTCATCAACAGCAGCTACAGCAGCGGTGGCAGCAGCCTCAGCAGCCGTTACAGCGGCTACAGGTGCTATCATTCCTGATGCTACTAAGCTGGCTATCCATCCTGTAGGTACTCAATATACCCTCAGTGACGGTGTAACTACTGACTACTCAGCCAAGCACTATGCTAACGAGGCTGCAACAGAGGCAACCAATGCTGGCACACAGGCTACTAACGCTACTACACAGGCCACAGCAGCCGCTGCATCAGCCGTAGTTGCACAAGCAGCAGAGGCTTCAGCCCTTGCAGCCTTTGATAGCTTTGATGATCGGTACTTAGGTGTCTTTACGACTGCCTTAGAGCCTGTAGTGGACAACGATGGTAACGCTCTTGTAGCAGGTAGCCTGTACTTCAACAGCACTGACGGTGCTATGAAGGTTTACACAGGTTCTGCATGGGTAGCAGCCTATGTCTCAGGTGCTGGATATCTTGCAGCGTCAAACAACCTGTCAGATGTTGCAGATGCTCCAACGTCTATAGCTAACCTTGGTGGCTTACCTACTGCTGGTGGAACCATGACTGGTGACATCAACTATGGTGATAGCATCAAGGCCATCTTTGGTGCTGGCAGTGACTTGCAGATTTATCACGATGGCAGTAATAGTTGGATAAATGAAGTAGGTACAGGCCAGCTTATTCTTGCTGGCGAAGATGTCCGTATTACCACACCAAATGCCGGTGAATTTATGGCCACCTTTGGTGTTAACGGTGCGGCAACTCTTTACTATGACAACGCCGCCAAACTCGCCACCACAGCCACAGGCGTATCAGTAACAGGTACAGCAGTAGCTACTACTAGTACTGCAAGTATCACAGGTAACACTACACTAGACTTTGCAGCTAATCAAAACTTTGTATTAACTTTAACAGGTGCAGTAACTCTTGACAACCCTACAACAGAACAGGTAGGACAGTCAGGATTTATTACATTCATTCAGGGTGGCTCAGGTAGCTACACTGTATCACTTGGCACAGACTATGAGAGTGCAGGTGGTGCTGGTCTAACACTGTCAACAGCAGTAGGCGCAACTGATATTGTCCC